GTTTCTTTTATCTCAAGCTCTTTTCTTTGAATTTGAGTGAGTGGATCTTGCTCTTGTTTCTTCCGTTCTTGCTCTTGTGCTTCTTTTGTATTTTTTTGCAATAGCTTTGAAGCAGCTTCAGCAGTAACTCTAGAAAGCTCTTCTTCCACATCTTCTGGTAAAGGCTTTTCTTCATCTGGCATTGGAACGCCAAGCCTCTCTTCTATTTCTTTTCTATACTGGAAGGCAACGTGTTCAGTAATGTGTGCAGTCATAGCACCTTGTATAGCTTGTGCAAAAGGAGACTGCCCNACNATCTCTCTGAGTTTTGGGTCTTCCATTGCTGCCATGTGAACCTGTATATGCGCTTCATGGTCTTGATATTTAAATGCTTTTACTGGCTCTTGTTTTAACATTGCCATATTTTCTGTTACTGGATCAGCAGGCTTTATCTCATCAGGTAGTTTTATTATTTCTTTTGCCTGATCTATTCCTAAAACCTCTAACATCTGTCTATGTAACTTGCCCATATCATAAAGCTGTGGCGCTTGTTGTGCTAACTGTAATGCACTTTGATATTGCATAATACGCTGAGACATAGTTGCGGCATTTGGATCAGACACAGGTATGACATCAACCCTGTCATCAAAATCTTTCAGCCTAGAAAAATCACCCTCCATCTCATAAGCGTATTCTGGACCCATAAAATCTCTTACAACAAAACTTAATAATCTAAGCTCTTTCTTTAGCGCGGCATGAAGACGGGCCTGAACACCAGACATCACTTTCATAGAACGCTCCATGAGAGCAAGTGTTGTTCCTACTGGCGCTTGCGCGTTGATGTCTCCAACTTGTATATCTGCAACGGAGCCAATCCTTCTCCCCTCGTCAACGATATTTTGGAGTAATTGATACAAGACGGAACTTGGTTCCTTGTAAGGAATGAAAGTAATCGCGTCACGAATTGCACCACCCGGTACGTCAACGTCACGGAACTCACCCGGCATGAGAGGCGAATCATCCCCTTTGATGCGTAGACCCCTAGCTTTAAGACCAGCTGGTAAATTAGATAAAGTACCAGCATCAATAAGTTGACGAAGAATACTTGTAGCGCTTTTAGCCAGCCCACCAATGAGGTGTATGAGACCCGTGCCATAGAAGCCAAGCCCCGGAAGATATTTGTAATGAACGAAAAATTGTCTTTTCTTTTTCCTCGCATCATCTTCATAAAAGTTTCTCCTAATTGCTAATATAGTTCTAGATGACTTTTCTATCGTAACAACATACGGCCTTGCTATGCCGTCTTCTTCTTCAAACGGCTCTGGCAACTCTATGTCTGTATGCATTTCAAGAAGAGTGTGTCTGTCATCATCTTCTAATGTTGCTGACTCACCATCAAGGTCATCATATTTTTCTTGTATGTCAGAATACTCTGGCTCTGGCTCTGGTAATTCAACATCACGATAAAATCCATTGTTCTGTAATTTAAGAACTTCGTTTTGCGTTTTCTTCATGACATGGGTGTATCTTTCGCAAGTCATCAAATCTGATGCACCATAAGAGACCACAAAATCCTCCGCAGGGACAAACATTGCACAGGGTCTTTCTAAGAGAGGATCATAATAGACTTTTTTGAACGCTGACCCTGCAAGAGGAAGCTTAAAGAGCATCTGCTCTGTCTCGTCACGATATTCTGTCATCTCTTCTGTTAAGAGATAATTCATTTCATCTTCAACACGCTTTGCCTGTTCTGTCTTTTCTCTTGATATTTTTCCAACGGTTTTTGTTCTAACTGGTCCTTGAGCAGGGAATATCTCTCCCATTGCTTGAGCTTGAAATCTTACGATAGACTCAGTCAATACTGGGTGAAATACTCCGGAGGATCCTGCCCAAGGTTGCTGTCTTTCTTCTATCTTCATTCCCAATAAGTCAAGTCCTTTGACATAGCTTTTTGCCCACTCGTCTCTGGATTGTTGGTCTGATTTAAAATTAGACAACAATTCATTAGCTAATTTATCTAGCTCGTCATCTTCAATAAACTCTGCCAAGTTTGAATCGAAGTCAGCTGTAGCTTCTTCTTCATCTTTTCCAAAATCAATTATCATTCCACCGTCTGGTGTCTCTATGGATACAGCCTCTGGGTTAACAACCTCGACTTCTACTTTGTTTTCTTCTGGTGTCTCTACAGGTCTTGGGCCTATGTCCACGGGGGCAAGTGGTTTTTCAACAGCCATTAGCTACTCCTTTTCATTTAATTCTTTCAAGTATTCTGTCTATCTTTTCTTCTAATCTGTTTATCGCTACAGTCACGTCATCTCTCTTTGCGTAGTCTTCTCTTGTTTTATTAAGCAATATATCTATTCTTTTCACTTCTCTTGACTGTGTTCCAAGAAACCATCCTCCACCAAGAACAATTATACCTATCAATCCATCTATTATGTGAACCAAATCCATTAATAATACTCCACTGGCCTTCTATACTTTGGCTCATCATCCCATTCATCCATTGTTGTCCTGATCCAACCGCCTTGTCTAAATCTTAACAGCGCCTGTGTGGTTGAGTCAACAAAGTCGTCATGGTCACCACTAGGAAAGGCCGCACATTCCTCTATCACCTCATCTGCCCACCTTGTTGGTGGGTGCCAGACAACTCCACTGGCAAATAAATCTGTAACTGCGTTAACTCTTGCTATCTTATCCTGTCCACGGCTCGGTGTAAACTCAGTAACTGGTATTCCCATTGCTCGTAATTCAAAAATTAAGGGTGATCCTGCCGCTTTTGCCTCAATAATCATCTGATCTGGTTCAAATTCCCAATATTTGTCGTATGCTGCTCGTTTTAAGTCAGGAAATTCTAGTTTTTCCTTGTATGCATCAATTAAAACGAGGTTAGGGCGTGTCCTGCCCTCATCATCAGGCGCATGAAACACTCCCCAAGTAGTACAAGCGCTATAATCTGCTCTTTGTGTCTTTAAAAAGGCTGTGTCCCATGACTGAATGATGGAGTCACAAGCAGGTAAGTCATTTTTTGTCCATTCTTGCCACCATTCACGCTTAATTAGCGCCCCTTCCTCTGATGTGGGGTCTTGTTGGTACTGTGCATTCCACTTAGAGACAGGTAATTCAGCTTTTAGTGAGTCTAATTCTTCTTTTTTCCAAAACTCTGGCCATAATGCATCACCAGAAGGCATGATAGCAGGTAGTTCTATGACCTCCCACTCCCCTGAGCCCTCTCTTTGGGTATAGTTCTTTAGTATTTGCCCTGTTAAATCTCTTTTTGACCATCTGGTCATCACTAAAATGATTGCACCACCGGGCTGAAGTCTCTGTCTTGGCCCTGAAGTGTACCATTCATACACTTTGTCATACACCTCTGGGTTATAATCACCTATCGTAGCCTCTTGTTCTGAGTGAGGATCATCAATTACAAGAACATCAGCACCCTTACCTGTCACTGCACCGCCTACACCTATCGCAAAATACTCACCGCCCTTGTTAGTGGACCATCTACCCGCAGCCTTTGAGTCAACTGACAGAGTTACGTCTGGGAAAATCTTTTTAAAATCTTCAGACTGAATAAGATTCCTAACCTTTCTTCCAAAACCTACAGATAATTCAGCTGTGTGTGCGGTCTGGATAATTTTCTTTTGGGGGTACCTACCTAAAAACCATGCTGGGAATAAATAACTTGCAAACTCTGACTTAGTATGACGGGGTGGCATATTAACTATCAATCTTTTTAAATCACCCCGGGCCACTCTCTCGAATGCATCTGCCATTATCTCATGGTGCTTACCATGAATAAACGCTGCCCACTGAGATTTTACAAAAGGAAGGAACTCATCACGAGCTTGTTCCTTTGATTTTGCTTTTTCATATTCTTCTAAAAGCTGTAGCACCTCTAGTTTCTCATCATGAGGCAGACTATCTATCTTTCCCATGTTGTTTTTTATTATTTGAGCAATCTCATTCATTTGTAATTATATCTGGTGGACTTGTTTCCATAATCTTTTTAGCTATGTCTATCATCCACAAACATTCATCTGTGTCAACAGATGAGGCAATATACAAAGAATCATCTTCATCCCAACCTATCACAATTGGATTACGAAGTTCTGGCTCTTCTTCTATAGTTTTCTTTCTATAATCACTTAGATAAATAATGTTTGACAAGTTTTCTCCTGTTTGTATAATACTAGTACTAGTCTAGACTAGTATACACTAGTAACTAGACTAAGTCTAACACTAGATTAAATCCAGTAAATAAATAATACTAGACTAGTAGAGTACTAGACTAGTAGAATACTAGACTAAGTCTAGTACCAGAAGTTAAACTTCACTTTTATCAAAAATTATAATTTGAATGTGTAGAATAAACTGTATAGGGCACGGCTAGGCTACCGACTATATGGGGTGTAGTGGGTAGGTGGGGTCAATAATACTGTAAATTTCGTAAATAGGCGTACTACTTTTCTAGAAGTTTACCTAGTTTTTCCCTAAGTCTTGTTTCAACTTCTGTGGAACTG